GTCTGCGGAACACAGAACCATGTTGCCCTTTCCTCTACGAGTTCTTTGTGCGATCGCGTTAGCGTCTCTCTCGATTTGGAAAAGAAGTCCTTTGAACTTCTCAACGGACCAACGACCATTAGAGTCGATGTCAAGGTCAAATACACCAGCGGTAGCAACGTTCTGAGCTGCACCCTGTTCTGCTGTCATATAGATGGTACGGATAACCTCACGGTTAATCTCGGCCAAGATTTCAGTAGAAAGGATGTTAGCCAGTTCGGCTTCAGCGTTAAGACCGTGGATAGCCTTAAGGTCTTGAGCCAGTTCCAGACTGTACTCAGCCTTCAGTGCTCTAGACTTAGCGGTAACAGTAACTTTCTCGATCGAGAAAGCCATCTGGTTGAAGGCTTCGTTGCCGGTACCATCAAGGTTCTCAGCGTCGCCTGTAGCCATACCAGGACCAGTGGTGTAGGCAGCTACGTTAGTAGAAGCAGCACCAACGGGGTTAAGAACACCAGGATTGTCTCCTCTCTGTACTCCGGTTCCCAGACCAACAGCCTGGTCTTCCCAACCAGCGTTAAGGGCTCCGTTCTTGTTTTGTCCAGAGAATACGGTATCTGCTTCATCGAACAGAGCCTCAGTACCAGACTGATTCTCATAACGGGATCTCATCGCGAAGATGAGTCCAGTAGGTCCATTCATAGGTTGAACGCCAGCCAGGTCATAAGCGACCAGGTTAGGCATTGCGCGTCTGATCAAAGAGATCAGAACGGGATCGAAACCAGCAACAGGACCGGCTGCGGTTGCGGATCCAGAGAAACCACCTGAAGCACCAGCAGCGTTGGCTGAGTTGGTGGGGGATTCCATCAGGTTGATACCCTGACTAAATGCTTGCTCTTCTTTGAGGAACTTTTCTTGGTTCTCAAGCAGGACAGCGGTCACACTTCTACGATGTGAATCCTTAATAGGATCAAGACCCTCATAATCGAGGAGGGGACTCCACTTTTCCTGCAGATGCTCGGATTGGAACATTTGCTTTTACCTTTTGATTTTGTGTTTTGTTTGAATTAATCTAAAATTCACTTTTTGAAAGCGTTCAGAGTTCTGAGATAGGCTTCCATACCAGAAGCTACAGGAGCTTCGGTTGTATCTACACCCTCAGAAAGTGTCTGTGGGGCTTCCGATTTTGCAGTTGGAGCCTTGGAGAAGTACGACTCCTTCAGGGTTTCCAGCTTTTCACGATATTCTTCTTCACTTTCAAACTCAACACTTTCAGCAAGTGAGGCGAGCTTTTCTTTCTGAGTGACTGCAAGTCCTTCAGAAACTTGATCAAGAATATTATCAGATACTGATTCAGACAAACGCTGATTCAGACCAATGTTCTTGTCAATTTGCTCATTGAGCTTGGTTTCCATATCATCAAGTTTTTCTACCATACTCTCAAGTACATCATATTTGTCTTCAGGGATTGTTACATAATGTTCTTCAAAGAGTCCCTTCATTCCAGAAAGGAAGGACTCAGTCATTTCGGTCTTGAGACCATGTTCGATGGCCAACTCATTCTCGGTCATCCACTCTTCAGCGACGTACTCAAGATAAGAGTCAACTCTATCGGTGAGGGCTTCTTTCAGACCCTCTCTAGCTTCTTCCAGTTTAATTTCATACTGGGCTTCTAGTGCCTCATGGATTTCAGAAACTTTAGAGTTAAGAGCTGATTCAAAGACCAACTTGGCCTTCTCTCTAAACTCTTCAGACAACTCTTCACCACCGAGGAGAGCGTTAACATCTTCTTCGATGTCAATCTCTTCTTCGACGACGGTTTCTTCTGTTGCGACGGGCTCCTCTTCCAGGACTTCTTCAGAGGAAACTTCTTCCTCCTCTTTCATTCCCTTCATAGGATCAGCGGCCTTGGCTCCTTTATTAACTACATCTTTTACGGTGGCGATCTTAGGCTCTTTGAGCTTTGCTGAATCGTCATCAGATTTATAGTTTTCAGGGGTAGGTCCACCTAGATCTTCTACAGCTGGTTGACCAGCTACAGCTCCAGGGGCCAGTTTCTGAATGGGATCACCGGCCTTGGCGTTCGCATTCACAGCAGTTTTGGATTGCTCCATTTCTTGTAGATCTCCACGAGACATTTGAACTTTACTCCGATTAACCTTATTTAATCTATATTTATTTATAATTTTAGTATCTCTGTATTATCAGAGACTATTTAAGAAACTGTTGAAGATATCCAACTTTTTCTCATCAAGTTGTTTTTGATCGACCAATGTATTGATATACTTGTAGGTCTTAGCTACTTGAGATTCTCTCAAGATGCCACCATCCCAAACCCAATCCTTACCTTCCATAATGCCTTCAACGAAAGCATCAGGTGCAGATGGATCAGAAACGATGTCAGCTGCTGTTGACAACATAAAGTCATCACCAACAACATTTACGCCTTCTCTTGTTTGTTTGAGTGATCCGATTCCTCTAGAAGAAACGCCCAACTTAACTCCTTCGCTAATGAGAGACTCTGCAATCTTACCCATCGGAGTCGATAAGATTTTGGCCTTTCCAATGAAGTTGTTTCCGCTCTCTTTGAGAGAAACAATTTTGTGACTGACCCTATCCAGATTAACTGTTGGGCCATCTGGATGTCCCAGTTCTCCAAGAGCTCTACCTGCATGAATGTGGTTCTCACTGTATCTTTGGACTTCTCTTCTCAGAGTTTCCATTGGATACATACGACCATTTCTATTCTTGAGGTCTCCCTGTAGGAAGATTCCTTCGATGAACATGTTTTTCTTACCGTTGCGTTCTTCAACGATAACTTCTACCTGTTCAATTTCTTCTCTAATTAGTTTCATGGTTTTAAGCTGTGTAACCTACTTGAGTTCCTAACACGTTCGCACTAGCTGCAAATACAACTTGAGTTGACTTTTTCTCCAAAAATTCAACACCATTAGGAGCAATAGTCATAGAACCGACTCCGACTCCACTTTGTGTTTCCAATACGGTTACTTTTTGGATAGCGGCGTTAGTATTAATCAAACGAACCACACTAGCTCCAGTAAAACTAGTGGCGGCTCCTGCAGTCGTCGGACATGCAATCTCTGCACCGACTAGTAATGTTCTGGCCATTGATATACCTAGTGTATGATGTTATTTATTGAATTTCCGCATCCAAGTCGATGTCACCATCAACTTCGGGCGCTTCTTCGGAATCTAGATCAACGTCATCATCAAAAATTGATGCAGCAACGTTAGGTCTAATCCCTTGAATCTTTTCAGCAGTTCTTGAGAACAACTGATCTTTAATTGCATCACTTACTGCTGAAGGTGATTCGTCCTTCACCAGCAAATCCATAAGTTCATCCATATCCATAGGTGTAATTTTCCTTTATTTAGATCTCCCCACCAGTGGGAGTTTCTGGAGCTTCTGGTGTTGGTGGATCAAGAGGAGCTGAACCACTAGTTGCTGGAGGTAAACCTCCACCAGCTGCAGCTGGATCTCCACCTGCCATAGGATCTAAAGCCTGCATTGCAGGATCTGGAAGTGCTCCAGATTCAATTTCCTTCTCAATGAGTTTATCTTGTTCGATGATTTCTTCATCAGTTTGACGAAGAACAGACCTTCTTACATAATCATTAGAATAATACTTACCGACATACTGCATCGTTTGTTCTGCTAGAGTCAGTCTTTCTCTTAGAAGTTCCGCATCTTTCAGTTCTGCGAAGTGATTATCATAGAGGAAATCATACTGAATATGATCACTCATATACTCCCAATCTTCAGGAGTAATGATATTCTTCAGAATAAGTTGAGTCTTCAACATATCACTGAACATTTCAGAGAATCTCTTTCTCATTCTTCCAACAAACTTGGAGAACTTGACTTCATCTCTGAGGATTTCAGAAGAACGACCCATCGAGAAACCACTATCTCCCTGAAGTCTTGTCTCAGGCACATTCAGTGACCTATACAATTTCTTCTGAAAATAGTTAATATCAGAGATTTCTCCAAGGTTTTGACCACCAGGAAGTGTAGTAATTTCAGTTCCTCTACCACCTTCACGTCTAGGGAGCCAGAAATCTTCCATCATAGACATAAACTTCTTATCATCTCTGATCTCACCAGTGTTGGCATCATAGACAAGTTTATTTCTATAACGTTGCATCACATCACGAAGGTATGCTTCTGCTTTCTGTTTTGGTAGATTACCAACGTCAATATAGAAGATTCTTCTTTCTGGTGCTCTCGAAAGACGGTAGATTACCAAACTATCTTCAATCATCATCAGTTGATTGAGTGGTTTGATTGATTTATGAAGCCATGAAAGGGTTGATCCCTTATTTCTATCTACCAATCCAGAAGTACAATATGTAACTGAATCTTTAGTTAGTTTAATTCCCTTAGTTGGAGCAGAACCATATTGATTACTTCCACCAGGACTATAAATGAAATACTCTTCTAGTTCTGGGAAGTTATATGTTGCTGGATTGTCTTGTTCAGATCTAGCCAATCCATCATTTCTAGTCTTCTTGACCTGACGAACATACTTCATCTTTGCAGAATCAATATATCTCAGTTCTTGAATACCATCTTGAGGATTCTTTTGGTCAATTACTTTATTATAATAAAGTCTTCCATCGATATACCAATTACGGAAAATCTCATGAGCCTTCTTATCGAAGTCTAGAAGTTCTAAGATATATTTAAATTCTTCTCTTAGTTTCTTTTTAATACCATCACTGGCATTCAGGTTTGATAGTTCAATTGATACAGGACTATCATTTGTATCAGAAACAATTGCCTCATTTACAATGTCCTCAATTGCACTGTCACATTCAGGATATAAAGCCATAGACCTATATCTTCTGATTAGTTCGTTTTCGTTACGATAAACGCCCTCAATATCCACATACGAGCCAAAAAACCCGCTACTGATATAACTTTCCTGCCCATCGTTTTTATTCGGTGGGACAGGAGAAATTACACCAGGCGGGTTTTTCTCGTTATCTTCAATTGAGAATCCAAATAGTCTCGCCATTTTATAGAGTAACTAGTAACTTCCGTTCTAGTTATTTATGACGAGATTATATTGTTCTTATTCATCCTCAGCGGGTTCGTCCGTACCTACTATTACACCTGTTTCATCACCGGCTGTTGCTGCTGTATCATCCGAAGTGGCCGCATCGTCCGCTTCACCAACGGTGAAGTACTGAACTTGGAATTCAACTGTAAATTCCTCTACAGTGTTGGTAGTATCGTAACTAAGTTCGATAGCAGATACGTTAGAAGGCCAGATATCATAGAACTGGTAAGTTCTAAGAATAGATGATTCGCCACCAGTATTGGTTGGAACATGTGCAGTAGAACCACGACCAAGTTGCTTAACAAAAGCGTTAACCATGTAAGAAGTGGGGTTAGTAACACCAGTTGCATCATTCAGTTTAGAAAGTTTGTTCATCCACTGCTCAAATGATGTTCTCAGACCAAAGTCTTCATCATTGATGATGGTGACAGTCCAAGGATCGAAGGTTCTTTCTCCAGCAACCTTCAGTTCCCTACCTCTGAAAGCAACAGGTACTGATGCTACGGTAGAAGCTGGAAGTTGAGCTGCTTTACATAAAAAATTGAAGTCCTCATTAGGCCATGTGGACCCAACCATGGTTGGGAAAGCTGGGATTGATACTTCGAATAGATTAGGGCGGGCGCCACCGCCCGATAACTTGGATTTAAAATCAGATAGTGTTTTTGTTTTTGCCATTTTTGGGGTTCCTCTTTAATGTGTTAGTATCGATCAAACAGTACCAACAATTTCTTCAAACGAGACACCAGATCTGGTGGCTACGAATGTAAGAGTAATGTAGTTGATTGATTTAGTGGGTTTCAAGTAGATATCAGCTCTGAATTCATTGTTATCAATGATATCAGGAGTGTTATTTGTATCATCACAAACAACTAAGAAACCAGTAAGACCCCTCTTAGCCTCAACATCTCTCAAATAAGGAGCAACAATGTTAACAAAGTTGGATCTTGTGATCGTATCATTTAGTTGGAAGAGTTGTGCGTTAGCTGCTCCCTCAAGAGCTTGTTCGACTGTGAGGAACAATCTTCTAACATTAATTCTATCAAACGCTGAAGCGTAAGCCAGAGCCGTCTTATCACCAAACAAGACAATACCAGATCCTCTCTGATTCACAATAGAGTTAACTCTAGCTCCATAAAGAAGATCTCTTTGTGTTTTAGATGGGTTATAAGCTAGCTTGACAGCGTTATTCAAAACACCTCTAGTCAATCCAGCTGGTGAGAACCAAGGATAAGCTTCGATAGAAGTTCTAACCATCAAACCAGCGATATCTGGGTTACATGGAAGATAACGGAATTCGTTATTAAATCTATCGTAGGTGTACTTGTAAGTAGAATCAAATACAGCGTAAGAAGAAGAACTCAACGCCGAGTAGTATCTCAATAAGTTATCAGTTTGTGTTGCCGAGTTAGTAACACTAACAACATTTGCTCTGTGTGGAGAAACAGTAGCCATACAATCTTTTCTTCCCTCAGCAAGAGAGATAACTAGGTTTGCTTTAGCTTGCGTTTCAGTTTCCACTAAGAGTCCTGGACCCATCATGATGTAATCAACTGCGATCTCATCTTTATTACTGAAGAGATTGTAAGAAGTATTCAGTGATCCAAGTGTAGCGGCCATACCACCACCAGCTTGATAATCAACACCACCAGCTAAAGTGTATGACTTATTTCCAATGGAAGAGAAGTTAACACCTTGTGCATCCTGTCCCCAAAGACCTGCAGCAATTGTGTTTGCCGTATATCCTGTTGAGAATCCGTTAGCTTTAGGTGAAGTACCGTGGTATCCATCAGTTGCTTGTGAAGTATTATATCCAGCGTAGATATAATTCGAATTTAGTGCAACATAATCCTTATAGTAAGTTCTAGTAGGATTGTCTCCATCAGCTGTTGCGTCTTTCGCCTTGGAGAGACTTAGGAATTTCTCAAGAATATTTCCTTGTGAACCCGTAACTGTGCCCTTATCATCAACAACTACAACATGAATAGCGTCATTTTTTCCACTTCTGGAAGCAGTGAAGTTACTATCAACAGGTTTAGGTGCTAGTGATTTCCAAAAAACAGTAGAGTTACTTAAATCAAGTGTTTGTTGTTCGTACCAATCAACTGCTGAAGCAGCAGCTGTTACTTTTCCATTACCAGTGTTGACACCAACATTGTTTACAAACAAAATACCATCAGCTGATTCAAACGAACGAGCTGCGTTAGATTGTTGATAGTTCAGTTTGGTTTCTGTACCAGCTGAAGAAACTTGAGATACAATCTTAACATCGATTGTAGAGTTTCCATTGACAGCATCAGTAGAAACACCAGTGATAATACCTTTCAGGTAACCAGTAAATGTCGTGGTTGTTCCTGCTCCAGGAATAACTACATCACTGAGTGCACTAGTAACACCATGTCCAACAATGGCTCCAGCCGCTAAAGGACTGATAGTACTGATTCCAATTCTTTGGTCGGCTTGGTTATCGATCGTACATACTTTAAGATTAGTTCCCCATGATCCGGGATTCTTAGTAGAGTAGACGAAAGAATTATCATTAGAATGATTTTCTTCGAAGTCGTCGTAATTGTTGATAGAAAGTGTGGTTGAAGCCATGCCAACACCAGCGTTAGCGTTGTTCAACGAACCACCACCAGTTCTTACTACTTTCAGAATACCACCATAGCTCAGGAAAGAGCTCGCAGACATCCAATACTCGTACTGTCTGTCAGTAGACATTGGCTTACCATATGTATTGATAAGCTGTTGCTCAGTCTCGATCGTAATCGCTTCATCGACAGGACCGATAGCAAAAGGTCCTGCAATTGCTCCGATGTTGTCGAGAACGTTCTCTGACCTTCCTACTGTTTGATCAACTTCCCTGATTAATACACCAGGAGATAATTGAGGAGTAGCCATTTGTTTCTCCTTAGTTCTCAGTTATACCTGAAAATATTTATGAAAATTTGAGATTTAGATGGGAAAACAATGGGTAAACAAGTCTACCAGTCAGGATATGACCAATCTGTAGATGTATTTCTTTTTCTTCTATTTTTTATAATTCTTTTTATAGAACAAGATTTACATTCATATGAATATGAAGATGGATTTATTCCTTTACCCTTCTTATAGAATCCATCGATTAAGTTTTTAGTTATACCACAAGATCTACACTTCCTATCTGTAAGGAATAGTGGACCTAGTGATAGTTGATCATCAATATTCATTACCAAGAATTCCACATATAATCCATA